CGCCGCCAGGGCCTTGGCCATGCCTGGCGCGTCCGTAATGACTTGCGAGCTAGCCAGCCGGCCGAAGAACGCCGCCTCCTGTTCCGCGCCGGCGTTGATGAGCGCGGTCAACAGTTCGCCGGCGGCGCCCAATGTCGGCGCCGCGCCGGCCCCAAACAGTTCTTTCGCAACCTTCTCGCGCCGCGCAAATTCTTCGCGCGTGTCGGAAATCTGCGCCAAGCCGGCGATCCCCGATTCGCTTTCTTTCAGCCGGCCCGCGGCCTCGTCGGACAGCCGCACCGCTTCCTTCAGTTGCGCGATCACCACCGCGAACGTCGCGGCCACGGCGGACATGGCGCCCTTGAACGCCGGTCCCAGTTTGACGAGCGAGTTTTGAAAGCGGCCCGTGGCCCGCTCGGCCCCCTCGGCCCCCTTGATCGCTTTCTCAGATCCCGCCTGTGCCGCCTTGCCGGCCTGCTGGGCGGAGCCGACCGTCGCCTTCAGCTTGTCAATCTGTTGCTGCTGCTTCTGGATCGTCTTGTCTTGATCGCGCAGCAACTTGGCCATGTCGCTCGACATGGTGACGACGACGTCAGCCACAGCTCACCTCCGCGTCAGAGGTGCATTCCGCATTCGACGGCGGCGAGGTCGGCGATGGTGGGCCGGTATCCTGGTCGCATTCCTCGGGCCCAGAGGAGCCATTCGTAGTATCCGATTCGACTGACGCTGTCAGTGCCGCGGCTTTTTTTTTCCAGAACTCGAACCACCGTTCCGAGTCGGTGACGATCTCGGCGCAGCGGTTCCACATCTGCTCGTCGAAGACGTCCAGCAGCACCAGCTCGGTTTCGTATATACGATAGTTCGCCTGCAGCGTGAGCGCCGCCAGTTCGGCCAGGTTGAACCGCCACTCTGTCTGACCGCCGGCGGCCGCCCGGCGGCGAGCCTCGTCGTAGGCCAGCGCCATTTCCCACAGCTTGCGGTAGCGCGGCCGGACGTCGCCGCGGACCAGCTCGGCCGTGTCGGGATCGACGGTGATCGAGGTGGGCAGGTTGTGGGACCAGACCAGACCCCCGTCGTCTTCTTCCCATAGTCGAGCCTTCGGGACCAACCACTGGCGGCCGTCTTCAAGCTGCACCATTTCGCCGTCGATCATCGGGTCGCGAGCCAGCTCCTCGGGCGTCGGCGGCGCGTCGGTCCACATCCCGACCCAGACGTCCGGGTTCCCGACCATCGGCAGCCAGGTCTGCCGCTCGGCGAAGTAGCCGATCCGCGACGTCGAGCGGCAGAGCACGACGCCGCCGCCGCGGCCGGGGATCGGCCCGTCGCTGACCTGGCAGGGCGCCGGGTTCGAGTCGAAGGCGTAGCCCAGGCCCAGCTCGCGGGCTTCGTCGAGCTTCACCTGCCGGCGACCCGGCGCGAAATAGAGAAAGTCGGCCATTTGTCGCCTTTGGTTGTGGGTTTTACGGCGACGGATCGACGACCGCCCAGGCGTACAGCGTGGCCGCGGCGCCGCTCGCGTTCGTCAAAAACAGATCCGTCACGTCGGCGGTCAGCAGGAACGAATCGAGCGAGTCGGTGTCCCATTCGTACGGCCGGCCGGCCGGCAGCACCAGCGTGTCGTCGGGCGTAGTGCCGTTGTTCGTTTCCACCGTCAGCGCTCCACCTTCGGAGACGATCAAAAAGCCCTTCACGGCCGAGACGTCAATCGCGACGGTCAGCTGCTGGTCCGTCACGCTGTCGGCGATCGTCTCGCCGTCGATCAGTTGGACGAGCGTGCCGGAGTATTCCTTCGAATACGATTTCGACAATCCGCCACCGTTCGCGGCCCAGGTCTTTGTCAGGCTGGCCATTATTTACCATCCTCCGTTGTTTTTTGTTTTCGTTTGGTTGGCGGCGCGTCGGCAGCTTTCGATCGCGGGTGCAGTATCGACTGCAGTGAAAACGACTCGGTCGGCGATTTCGAGGTCCGCTCCGTCAAGTGGCAGTTGCCGTGAAACAGTTTGTCGGCCTGTTGCGCGCCGGCGAAGCGATCGAACACCTTGCCCGAATCGAGGTCGAGCTTGCCGCGCTGCTGCTGCAGTTGCTTGAGTTGCTCTTTCGACAGCGACACCTTCACTGTCGTGGACTCCGGCGGCGCGGGGTTGGCATCCGTCGGCAGTACGGCGCGGATCTGTTCCACACTTTTGGCTTCGGCGATCTTGGCGGCCGACGGCGACCGCTTGATCATTGCCTCGGCAACCGAGCGTCCGACCCCAAGCTTATCGACGATGTTGTTGATGGCTTCGTTCATTGGTAGCTCTTATGTAGGTCTGATAATCTTTGTGCAGCTTACGAAATCGCGCTGGCGGTCGTGACGATCAGTGGCGAGTTGCCGGACGTGTCTTCGATCGCCGCCACGCGGACCGTCGTCTCGTTCACGCGCGTAGCCTCGACGCGGACCGCGTCGCCCACGGCCGTGATACCGGCGTAGGTCAGTTTGATGTGCTCGGCCGTGCCGTTGGCGACGAAGTGGTCGCCGTCCTGCGTTCGCTTGCGGAGGAAAAAATTGCTGTTGGCGTGCGTCACTACTTTGCCGCCCAGCGGGATAATCGACGAGCCGAACCAGCCGGGCGAGATGCCTCGAATGGTGACCGACGGCGTCTGGTTCTTGACGCCGATGTATTTGTCATACACGTCGCTCTGGACGCCGATCGGATCGATTTGCAGTCCGAAGTCGACGTCGATGCCGGTGTAATCGGTCAGCACCGTGCCGGCCAGATCGATCGGGCCCAGCGTCCACCGTTTCGACGTAACGGTGATCGTCGGGAGCGCGGCTGTGGCGCTGACGACGATCGGGTCGTTGGTTGCCTTTTGGATCGCGTAACCGGTGCATTCGAGCTGTGCTTCTCCGCGGTGATCGACCGTCAGTCGGCGCGGGGCGACGATGCCCTTTTTCATCAGGTAGGACTGGTGGTTCGAGCCGGCGACCGTGTCGCCATAGTCGTCGATCGCGGCCAGGAACATGGTCACGCCGGAGTCGGTGTCGCTGTCGACCGGCAGCCCGGCCACGCCCAGCACATCGAACAGGGCCTCGAGCGCAAAGGACGAGAAATTGAAAACCGGCTTGATTTCGGTGACCGCCGAGTGAGACGGGCGAGTCCGCGAGCCGGTGATTTCGGCAACCTGTTGCGCGTTGGGCGTCAGGTCCTGGCTGGTGATGTCGGGCACGATGACCGGGGTCGAGCTCTGGGCGTCGGCGTCGAGTTTGACGGAATGTGCGCGATGCATCTTATTACCTCAGCGTGGTTTGCTTGGTGCTTTGAATTGCGTTCAGCCGCCGATCCAGTCCGTCGTCGTAAGTGCGGGCGATCGCTTGTTGCTCTTTGGGTAGCACTCGGCGGAACTCCTCCGACATGCGAATGCGGCTCTTGGGGTGGCGGAAGTTGAACGCGGGCGTGTTGAACTTCAACTTGGCGCTGCGAAACGTTGACGCGACCTTGGGAAACTTGGCGCGGTCGCGGCTGCGGCCTGAGAACACCAGCGGCAGCGCCTGACCCTTGCCGCCCCCTTTTTCCGATCGCAGCTTGCGGCCGTAGTAGCTGCGCCGAAACGCTTTTGAATTGCGGTCGAGCCCTTCGCCCTTGCGTTTCACGTAGCCGGCCGCGCGGGCGTGCGCTTCGGTGAAACGCTTGCGGGTGTTGTCGCGGTGATGATTTGCCGCCGCGTCGAACCAGGCCGCCTTCGACAGATTGTTGAACTCGCGCTTCGCGATCCCCGGCGTCGCGCCCCGCTCGCGGACCTGGATATAGCCGATCATCCGCGCGTCCCCCACGTCAGATGCAGCTGGTACATGCTGGCGTCCCCGACGTCGCTGATCCGATCCTCGGCGGTCCGCCAGGGACCGTCCGGCTGCAGTCGGTCGATTTGGAAATAGCCCTGATGCGCGATCTTCGAGAGATCCCACAGGCCCGGCTTGTCCGCGTCTCCCGTAAAGACCATGTCGCCCAGTTCGTTGTCGAATTGCCGGTCGATCTCCGCCGGGTCGCCCGCGATCTCCGCCGGTATATTCTGTTCGAACTCGATCGTCAGCGCACCGCGCGTAAAGAATCCGCCCGGTTCGGCATTGGTCATCATCTCGAGTTCGGTGACGTAGATCAGCGCGAATGGACGCAGCGATTCCCAGTGCACTCTCGTATAGGCATGGCCGTCCGGCGGCGGCGGGAGGGCATCGAGATAGATCCGTTGCTTGGCTTCCTCGCGCGACCAGAGATTGCCCTGCCAGCGCCGGAAGTAATAGCACGAGGCCAGCGAATCGCGCAAACGATTCTTTTGCTTCGCAAAGATTCCGGTTGCTGGCGTGACTGGCATTCAATTGTTTTCCCTCGTAGGTTGGAACCATTGTCCCGACCGCCCTAGTACCGCCCGCGGTACGTCGGCCGCGATCGTTCGCGAACCTGATACCGGGCCAAGCTGATGGTCATTGCGTTGCCGTCGCTCATCACGTCCTCGACCGTATACTCGTTGCCGTCGAGGACGGCGGTCATGCCGACAGAGGGCCGGCCTCCGGTCAGGTTGTCGACGGTCGTGGCAGCGATCGTGGCCTGGCGCGTGTAGACTATTTGAGTGCCGGTTTCCTCGTGCCGCCGCTGCAACGTTTCGGCGGTGACGATCGCCGTCGGTGTCAGCTCGCTGACGCCGTCGGACAACGTGATCGCCCGGCCGTGCTGATGCTCGAGCACGGCTTGCGATCCGATCGTGAACAGGTCGTCGTGAATCGTCATGACATCGGGCTAATTTTCACGCCCCTCCATCCGCCGCTGTCGTAATCAGTCGGCGGTTGTCGCTTGATTGTTTTTTGCTGAATCCACAAACCGAAGGCGCGTCTGGCAGCCGCTCCTGCTGTTTGACAGCCTTCGATAACTTGGACGTGGCCCTTGTATTGCACACGCCATTTCCTCTTATTCATCCGTGAAACCGTCCTCTTGATCGTCGTTACGTAGTGATGTTGTCCATCAGGTCCGCGCACTCGACGTACAGCAGCTTTTCGTCAACGTCATGGCGAACTCGCACCACGTCGCTGCGCGTCTCGTCCGAGTAGTAGCTTTCGACGGTGCCGCCCTGCTGCGAACCGTCGGCCGTCCAGTGGAACGTGCGTCCGAGCGCTGGCTCGGCGATGTCGTTCGTGTCGGCGACCTTCGCCACCATCGCGTATTCGTTCGACCAGATCGGCGCGATCGATGCCGTTTGGCCTTCGTCGGCGCTGTTGTAGTCGCCGCCAGCCACGATGATATGATCGAGATCGAACAGCGCTTGCAGCATCGACTCGGTCACATCCTGGGCCCGGATTCGATCACCGGCGCCAGACGCCGCGATGCGGTCCAGGATCTGATCGCACAGCCGCAGATTGCGAAACACCTTCAGGTTGATGATCAGCGCGTTGGGCCAGATGCCCGTCGCGTCGTGCACGCGATTGACCGAGGCCTCGACGTCGGTGATCGGCGTAGCGTTGTCGGCGTCGTCCCATTCATTGGTGATGGTCGTCGCTGAAAACGTCGTCGCATTGAAGATCGCGCTGGCCACGCGGATCTCCGCCTCGAGCGCCACCTGGTGCATGACCAGGCGGCTGGTCGCCAGCTCGGCGTCGAAGTAGTTCTGATACTTGCGGGCGTTGCGCTGGTCGATCACGCCTTCGAGCCCGTACTCTTCGCAGGCGTAGCTGTCCTTGGCGAACGACCAGTCGAGCCGGTTGTAGCCGCCGGACGAAGTCCGCCGCGCGTCGGCACGCTTTAGCAATTGTTCGATCGGGATCTTGCCGATCACGTCGGCGGCTAGTGAGACGTCCATCAGCGGCAGCACGCGCGCGCCGATGAATTTCCTCCGGTTCATCTCCAGATCGAACTCGAGGAACGACCCGAGATCCGGCCGCAGATTGTCAACGTTGACGGAAGTGGTTGGACTTGGCATGGTCGTTACCTCGTGGTTCCAAGTGAAACTAGCGTGTATGAAAAACGGTCGGCTTCAGTGGCCACCTCCACCGACCGCACACTTGGGTTTCGTTTAGTTGCGCTGCGCCTGCACTCGGATGCGGTCGCAGCGAACGTCGGCGGTCGTGTCGTTGTTCGTCTTTTCGACCATCACGATCGGCGTCAATGCGCCGGTGTACGCCGAGATGTCGAACGTCGAGCCTGACAACACGCGAGTGCCGTTAATGAAAAACTTGACGTCCGCTTTGTCGGACACGTCGATCTTGAAGTTGGCGTACGTGTCGTCGACCAAATCGATCGTCGAATCGACGGGGGCCGTATCCGTGGTGCCGTCGTCGCTGTGACACAACACCGACAGATCGTTTCCGTTCAGGTGGAACGCCGCGAAGGTGGCGATCGCTTCGAAATCGGTGGCGTGATCGTCGCTGGCCAGACCGAAGTCGATGTCCAGCGCGGCATCGTCCCCTTTGTCGAACACCGCCAGGATGCACTCGAAGATCGGGCTCTTGTCGATGTCGATCGGCGAGTTTTCCATGAACAGCGTGGCGGTCGCCGCTTCGGCCACGGCGTCGAACGAGAACTTCAACACCCCGTTTGCCTCGTCGCTCGATATGACGCCGAGTCCGTTCGTCTCGGTCTTCGACCAGGCGTAGCCGTGCCCGTCGATCGCCGTCGCCGCTGCCGGCCAGTCGCCGATGAAGTCGTCGTCGATCACGATATTGCCATCGATCGCGCCCAGGTTGTCGAGGTCGTCGGCTTCGACTTGCCGTAGCACTTCGATCACCGAGCCGTCGCCGCTGGCCGCCTCGAGCGCAATGCCGATGCGGTTGGCGTTGATCGTGTCGCCGACTTTTCCGTTGGCGTAGCCGTACACGACGGCGTATTGCGAGATCGCCTCGCCGGCGACCATGGGAGTCGTCCCCTGCTTGTTCTTGAGCGAGACGGTTGTATAGACGTCGGCGGCGAACGTTTCTTCGAGTGTCGTCCCCAGATCGCTGTCGGTGTCGCCGGCCAAAGCCAGCTTGCTACTCGAAAGTTTGACTCGCAGGTTCTTGCCGAGTGCCGCGCCGACCTGCAACGTTTTGGTGGATTGGTCCGTATATTGGCCGGTCATTGTCGGCTCCTTTTGTTACTGCGATTGAAAATGTTGTTTCTGGTTCGTGTGCCACTGGTGGCTTGGCACCAGTGCTACGCCAGCCGCTGCCGCACGCCCTCGCGATAGGCCGCGAGGAACGCCTGATGCAGGTCCGGGTCGTCCGCGATCGCGCGGCTCATTGCCTTCTGTCGATTCATGCCGCGGGCCTCGTTGTCCTTGACCGCTTGTTCGAAGGCGGCGATCGGATCGTCGGCCGTGACGGTCGAGGTCTCGGCGCCCACCGGCTTGACGCCGGGCTTGACGGTCTTGGCGGCCGCTTCCGCCTTCTCGGCCCGCTGCTGCTCGGTCTTCAGCTGCTCGTCCGCCTCGGTCTTGGCGGTCGTCAGCTCGGTGATCCAGGCGTCCTTCACTTGGTCCATCGTCGCGCCGCGCTCGAGCTGTTCGAGTACGAACTCGGCACTACAGCCGCTGCAGGCGGCTTTGATTTCCTTGGCCGCCGCGGCGAGAGGTTTGATCGTTTCGGCCGTCAGTTGCATTGTCTTTTCCTCCGCTGTCGCTTCGGGTGTAATGTGATCGGCGAGCATTTGCTTGCCTCCTTGTTTTTGGGTCATCGATTGAAGACGCGCAAATGCCGCGTCGAAAGATTCCACCGCGTCAACCAGTCCGAGCGATAGCGCCTCTTGCCCGACGTGCGCGCGGCCGTCGGCGATCGACTGCACTCGCTCGCGCGGCATGCGGCGACCTTCCGCCACAGCGTCCAAAAAATGCGAGTTGATCGCGTCGACATTCCGCTGCCACTCACTGAGCTGCTCCTGCGAGATCTCCGTGCCGGGGACGCCCATGCCCTTGTATTTGCCGGCGCGAATCACGTACGCCTTAACGCCTTCCATCGCGGCCGCGCCGCTCAGGTCGTACACCACGCCGTAGGTTCCGATCGAACCGACCATCCCCGATCGATTCACCGAGATGTGCCGAGTCTGGCTGGCGATCCAATACGCGGCCGAAGCGCCGAGGTCCTCGATATAGGCGACGACCGGCTTGCGAGCCGCGAGCGCCGCGACGTCGTCGGCCAGGTCTTGCGTGCCGGCGGCGGTGCCTCCCGGCGAGTCGATATGCAGCGCGACGCCCGCCACGTCCGGGTCGTGCATCGCGGCTCGCACCTGACGCCGCACAGCCACGGTCGAGGTGCCGCCTCCCATGCTGCTTCTCTGCTTCATCATCTTGCCGTTGATCGTAATGACCGCCAGCTTGCCGACCACCGGTGTGGCTTTGCTCGACGCGGACTTGGCTTCGGCAATCGCCTCGCTCTTGAGATGCAGGTGCAGGTCACACTTGCGAAGCAGATCGAACTGCGACCAGAACTGCGACTCTTCGAACAGCCACAACCCAAAATACTGTTCCAGAAACGGCACGCCGCTGATGTCAGTTGGCATTGCTCGCTCCTTCCTTTGCTGGACTGATCGCGGCCGCAACCACCTGGTCGCGGCGCTGCGAATCACGCAGGTACCGCACGTCGCGCCAGCTCAGATCAAGCCCGTATTTCTTATTCAGCCGCTCCGCCTCGAGGTGGCACAGTTCGATCTCCATGCCCGCGTCGATCGACGCCTCGCGCGCGACCTCCTCGAAGTCGTAACCCTGCTCGGCATGACGCCGGCGCGGGCTGGTCAACCAGTCCTGCAGCCGCAGCGCGTCGGCCGCGGCGTCTTTCATCGGCTCGATATAGCGCCACGTCGGCGCGTTCCAGCGGTGGTTCCAGATCCGCGGACCCAGCTTTCGGAACGCGGCGTCGAGCCGGTCCGATTCCTGAATCCACTGCCGCACTTTCCATTCGTAGATCGGCGAGTGGAACCGCTCTCGCATCCAGGCCTGCGTCACGCGGAAGCGCATCCGGGCCTGGTCGATCGCGCCGCGCCAGCCGCTGAAGTTCGTGTTGCTCGGGTCCAGCAGCAGCACGGCCACCGGCAGATCGAGATTGATCGCGATGAACGTCAGGATCAGCGTGGCATGCGGGAAGAATTCTGGATTCGGTACGTTGGGGCTGAAGCCCTCGAGGTGAATCCCCGGAGCGCCGCGAACTCGCATGCCGGGCGAGATCCCCTCGACCGTCCGCGTGCTGCCATCGGTCTGCGTCTCGGTCGTCAGAGAGCCGGTTCGCGTCGCACCTGGCCGATTGCCGGCGGCGGCGATGTCGACCTCCTCGAAGATCGCAAAGCAGCTCGCCACTTGTGCCTTGACGAGCGTTGCAAATTGCAGGTCGTCGTGCATGCCCACAGCGTCGACGACCGGCGCCAGCGCCGTTACGCCGCGCCGCTGGCTGAAGCGGCGAGGGTCGTAAATGTGGAACACCTGCTTGCGGCCGG